GGAATCTCAATGTCATCCGCAATAATTAAGTCACCCCTAGACCCTGCAAGCTGACCTGTAATACCCACAGACTTAACGCTAGGGCTATGAGAAGGAGTCGCAGGAGCAACGTCAAAAGCAATCTTACTTTGTCTTTGACCGTCCTTGGGAATGAGATGTTGTAGTAGTGGCATGTCATGGATAAGCCGTTGAGTAAATGTCGAAAAGTCATCTGCCCTCACTTTACTCGCACTCACAACGAGGATTTTGATTTCTGGGTTTAAGAGTAGTTGGTGGCATGCAAATGCACTTGTAATATAACTCTTTCCAACTCCTCGGAATGCCTCCATAACCATACGTCTTGGACCATGCTGTAAATAGTCTGCCATGTCATATTGGACAGGCGTAGGGGGAGGTAGATTTAGGTGGTCCCATGTTAGCCAAAGGAAGTTCTTAAACGACTCTAGGGGGTTCTTTTTCTTCATAGTGTACCATTTCCATTGGTGTATAACCAAGACCCCCCAGAGAGTCTCTGAGGGGCTTTATCTTAGTGTCTAGGGATAGTCACAAGCTGTGCATCTAACTCATCTTCCTCATCGAAAGGAAGGGAGTCTAGTAGTCGTGCTAGTGGGTTATCGTTAACAGGAGCAGCTTCAATTCCATTGTCCTTTAGGAATCTAACTGCCACCCCAAGGTCAGCACTTCGTGCCTCCCCTGATTTGATTTTTTCTAATAAGGTCTGTGCTACAGCGGAGTGTAACGTCAGTAAAATTTCATCATCCATTATGACCTCTTGGGTTGTTTGGTGCGGTTAGCTTTTTTAGACTTTATTGCTAGGTTGCCGGGGGAATTGTTTTTAGCGTTGTAGTCTTTATGGTCTACTTCCTTTCCATCACCTTTGCTTACACGCCCGGCTTTAATCATTAATGCCCTAGCCTTATTACGCCCTGCTCTCCGCTTTATCTGTTCGGGTTTAGCGTGGTACTCCCGATATTCCTTTTTGTAATTCCTAGGTGACCTAGCCATTACTTATCGCCAATAACCATGCCCAAGACCCCAGACCCGGCAATAGTAGCCGCTATAATTTGGTCTGCGAGAGCAGGCTCAAGGGTCAAACCGCAAGCCCCCAAGAAGAGTATGAATCCCCTGATGGTACTGGCTTCCGACAATCTTGCTAATATGTATTTAATCATTTCTTATGTAATCCTATAGTTCAACTTTCTATTTACTTAATATTACTTTCATTGCATCCCAGATACCTACTTCACTAATGAACAACATCGCCATAGCACCAAATGCTGTGAACTTTATCTGTTGTAAGCACTTTGAGATGTCTTGAAGTGACTCAGACAACGCACTTGCTGTCTTCTTCACCTCACGAATCTCATCAGCGTGTTCCTTCGCTTGCCACTCTAATTTAGTGAGTCTTGACTCTAGGTAGCAGGTTTCTCTCTTTTCATTATGTGTATTCATCCCTTCACTTTGGTAGCTAAAAATTTTAAATGTCCTCTCTTGAGTTCCTCTCTTGACAACGGAGAACTCCCCCCAAAGAAATGACGAATTGTTGTGTATTTTGAGTTAATGATATTGTCAATGGAATCTCGGTCAAAGATACCAAAAGTGTCTTTAACACCTTCCGTGTACGACCCACCGATTGATGCGTTATGAAAGTGTACTGTGGACTTGACTGCGTTCTCTATCCCTTTACGATGGAACTCATCTGTATTGACTATCTCAGAGATAATATCTCTCCACGCTGATAAGTGCCTAGCCTCATCCTTCATGATATTTATGAAAATCTTTTTGAGATGAGGGCATTCAACTCTCTTGGCAATTGACCTATAGAGTTCAGCATTGACACACTCCGACAAGCAGAGGGATGTAAGGATTCCGTAAATATCCCAATCAGGCTCATTAGTCAGGTCAATTAGGTTCTGCTTACCAAACTCACGCATATCAAAGTTGGTAAGAAAATCATCGTTAGCTAGAATGCCAATCATAACCCCATGTCGAAACTCTTCAATAACTATGAGGTTGATGTATACTGCTGCGGTTATCAGCGCATCCCTATATTCTTCAGGAACATCCTTTAGTAAATCATATACTAGGATGCCTGCCCCTATACCTGTCAGTTCCCCCTCGCCAACTCTTCTAACCCTTTCTATGAGTTCACGGTCATGAGGGCTAATCGGATGGGGATGTGTGAAGTCGTTAACGCTCCACCTCGCCTTGTCCGACAGACAGGAGAGGGTTGTAAGTAATTCTAATCCAACCATGTTCCCACCAATGTGCTATAGACCCCACCCATCCCTGCAGCGTTCACCAGAAAGGTATTGCCTTTAGGGGGTGTGTCTTTATTTATGAATTGAGGGTGGTGTTCTTTATTGGGGATACCTGTTATAAAGCCACGCTTATAATCGTCTAGTAACAGACTCAGTTCTATAACCCCTGATGCTCCCATAGTATGCCCTATTAAGGGCTTATAGGAAGTCACGATGGGGTCATCCCCAAACATCTGAGATATTGCACCTCCCTCCGATTTGTTGTTACTGCAAGTTCCTGTACCATGTGCTTTAATGACAGCCACATTATCTGATGCTCCTGATACGCTTAACGCATCATTCATAGCCTTCGTATAGCCTTCCTCACAGACAGCAACAGGACTACCAGAGGATTGTAATACCGTACTAACCCCCAATACTTTCGCTATAGGGTTTTGTGTCTCTTTCTCCAAGACCACATAGCCAATCCCTGCTCCTACTAGGAATCCACCGTTACCTTCTCGGAAGGCAGAGGGTACTCTTCCGTTCTCATATTCCTCTTTTGATATACTTGCGCCTAAGCGTCCAAACACCTCCCGAACACATGAGTTAATCTGGTCATCCCAACCCAGAATCACCGCTTTTTCTATGACCCCGGCATCCATTAGTAACTCTGCATCTTGTATACATTTTAACGAGGATACACACGCTGTTGCATCAGATGCCAGATAGTCTTTGATACGCATTCTGTGGGCTAAAGCACCCCCAGATATGTTTATTAAGCCTAAGAATCCAACCTTACAAGAGTAATCGGGGGTGGCATCAGTCATGCACCTACTCATCCCTGCCCACTCGGATGCACCACTCCCTATAAATAAACCTGTACGTTTACCTTCACCCACCTCGGTTAAATGGGGGTACTTTAAGAGCAACGCATCTGCCATATTCTGTATGGGCAATCTCATCCCTAACTTCAAACCTTTGTAAAATTCGGGGATTGTGTGCATATAAGCAGGGTAATGTTCATCCCCTACAAGTTCTATAGTATCGGAAGTTATCTTCCCATAATCTGTTATATAACTCATGAGGTTCTATACAATTCTAACGCCTCTTGTGCTTCAGGCGTTTTAGTACGTTTAGCGGTAATGAATGAGGATAGTTGGGCTATGGACACATCCCCCACAGTTTCTATACTTGAGAAGACTTTATTGTCAATCCCATAAAGTTCTCCTAACCACATATACAACACCATGTATTCTAAGGAATCCACCCCTGACTTAGAGATTAAATCTACACCCTTGGTTAAAGGGGTAAATTCCTTTCTTACTATACTTAGTTCTTCTTTTATTATACCGTTCACTACAGTCAACAAATCCGTGTCCACCATAATAACTATCTCCTTAAGTTGAGCGTGTATGTAACTCCATTGTAACCCCACGCATCTACCACATTCCCCTCTGGGGTAATCCCATAGGAGGATGCGTTAGTTATATCATCATCGACTTCGATTAGACCCTCTTCGTAAGTCTCTTGGTACTGCCTGCTGTCTTTATTGACATAGAACATCTAAGCACCTCCTGTAGGGTACAATAAAGTGTAATCTTCAACATCCTCTAAGGACGCTGAACTGACTAGAGAACCTATGAATCTAAACCCTGTTTCAACCGTATATAACCCTGCTACACCGAACTTATCTCCTTGGGCAAATATATGCTCACTAACGGTCTTACTACCATCTTCGTGGTTCATTGTAATTTTTGTATCCAAATTAGCCCCATTAAAATATACGGCAGCCAAGTACACGTTTCCTTCAATCGGTTCTCCCTCAAAGATACCCAAAGGATTATCGGAGGGTATCAATGCATTAGAGAAGTCCATTAGATTCTTCTCTAAATCACCCATCCAATCAAAGGGGTTTTCAAAGTCAGAGATAACTCTCACTTTCTCAACCAATTCTTCCACAGGTATATCGAAATTACTCCTATAGAATGCGAGTAAGGTTTGAGCGGTTGGTTGTCCTAAATAGAGTCCAAGGGGGCCTGATAAACTCCGTAAGGCTTCTGTATTTTCTTTAATTATTTCTTTCATTAATAGCCCCTAGAATAAAGTAATGTTTGCTGATACATCAGCCCTACAAGCAGATTGGTCAGTACTAAGATTCAGCACGACATGTGTCAGTAATTGACCGTTGCCTATAACGTATGTAGGATTCCAACTCCCTGTGCTACTGGATGAAGTGCCACCAGTACCAACCTGAGCTGATGACGATGATGTATGTAGTACGGTAGCACCTGAGTAGAAGGTGAAATTAGCACTAGAGTTTCCAGTATTCTGACCAGCAGCAAGATTTGCGTTGAATGTATGAGTCCAACCTCCTGAGAGAACAAAGTAACCATCGGCATTTTGTTTTGCACCACTACCCGGCAATGTGTAAGTTATGCTAGTCGATGAGTAGGTGGAGCCGCTCATACTCCATGCATGATTTATGCCACCACCAATGAACACAGAAGTACCCCCCACTTTTAGTTCCGACAACGCAGTACCATTGTAGAAGGCACCTTTAGCTGCCGTTGTATTTAATATTCTTTTCAAGTTATGTCTCCAGATATATATTGTCAGCAGACTCGGAGATATGGAGGCCTGCTTCATCCCCTCCTTCCACTAATAACACTTGCTTTCCACCAATACTTTTGGTGCTTACCCCTGTGCCTGTTAAAGTTAAGACTGAGCCTGAGAGTGACCATGATATATTAGCTTCACCTGTACCCGGTGGTCCGGGGGGTCCAATCGGTCCAATCGGTCCAATCGGTCCATCAGCACCATCATCCCCTTTGTCACCCTTATCCCCTTTATCTCCACCTCCTCCGATGGGTCCAGGGGGTCCAATAATACCTGCTATCCCATCAGAACCGGGGGGTCCCTGCGGTCCAGTTGGTCCAGTTGACCCTACGACTCCTTGCGGTCCAGTATTACCTGTAGCCCCTGTAGCCCCTGCAACCCCTTGCGGTCCAGTTGCACCAGTAGCACCATCCTCACCATCATCGCCTGTAGTGCCTGTAGAACCTGTAGACCCTTGAGAACCTGTATTACCTTGGATTCCTTGGTCACCTTGGTCACCCTTGTCTCCTTTATCCCCTTTTACGCCTTGAGGACCGTCATTACCTATGCCCCCTTGGATTCCTTGAATACCTTGGTCACCTTGGTCACCTTTAGCCCCTGTAGAACCAGTAGAACCAGTAGAACCTGTTGCTCCTACTGCCCCAGTAGAACCAGTAGAACCAGTATCACCTGTGTCTCCTTTTACACCTTGAGTTCCTTGGGGTCCTTGAGGTCCAGTATCACCTGTGTCACCCTTCGCACCTGTAGAACCTGTAGTTCCTTGAGGTCCTTGAGTTCCAGTTGGTCCTTGAGGTCCCGTATCTCCAGTATCACCCTTTGCACCAACTGAGCCAGTAGAACCAGTAGCCCCAGTAGTTCCTTGCGACCCTGTAGCACCAGTATCCCCTGTATCTCCTTTGTCACCCTGTGAACCTGTAGCCCCAGTATTCCCAGTAGCACCAGTAGTTCCTTGTGAACCCTGTGGTCCAGTATCACCAGTATCACCCTGTGAACCTGTAGCCCCAGTATTCCCAGTAGTTCCTTGAGTTCCTTGTGGTCCGGTGGGTCCAGTATCACCAGTATCACCTTTTGCACCTGTAGCCCCGGTGTAACCTGTACTACCTTGGATACCTTGTGGACCCTGTGGTCCAGTTGCCCCTGTAGCCCCATCAGTTCCCCCAACAGCAATTATTTGCCATACGGATGTCTGAGCATCAGGTGTCATATTTATGTTATCTGCGAGTGCTGTGTAACTCGTTCCGTTATAGGTCACAGCATCCATAGTCGCATAGGTGGTTGTGCTATTCCAAGCACCCTGCCACCCTATACGAACCCTGCCTATATTAATTGTAGCCATTAAACTGTCACCTCTAAATCGCCATTGCTAGTAATTGTAAAATCGTTATTATTTGCCGCACCGTAATGCTCTATGAGGAGTTCCCCATCAGTATTAATTGAGAACCGTCCAAAGGCTAGTGCCATAGGGGTACTACCCATATTACCTGTGGGTCCTTGGAGTCCTAATGGTCCCGCAAGTCCTTGAAGTCCTGTTTCACCTAACTCCCCTTGAATACCTTGGGGTCCTTGAGGTCCAAGCGGACCAATTGGTCCAGTAGAACCTACGGGTCCCATAACTCCTGTAGAACCAGTTGCCCCTATGGGACCTTCTAAGCCTGTAGCACCTGTAGCACCTGTGTTACCTGTGGGTCCAATAACTCCAGTAGCACCAGTAGCACCTACAGGTCCTTCTAAGCCAGTTGCACCAGTAGCACCAGTAGCACCTGTGGGTCCAATAACGCCTGTAGCCCCTGTTGGTCCCATTGAACCTACGGGACCTTGTGAACCAGTTGCACCTGTATCACCAGTAGCACCTGTGGGTCCCATAACTCCTGTAGAACCTGTAGCACCTATTGGACCTTCATCACCTATTGGACCTTGTGCGCCAGTAGCACCTGTGGGTCCCATAACTCCTGTAGAACCTGTAGCACCCAAGGGACCTTCGCCCCCAACCGGGCCTTGTGGTCCAGTATCACCTGTTATGCCTTGTGGTCCAGTTGCACCTGTGGGTCCAAGTTGACCTGTCGCTCCTGTGGGTCCAACTTCGCCTGCAATACCTTGTGCGCCTTGTAAACCTGTGGGGCCTTGTGAACCCACAACTCCTTGAAGACCAGTTGCTCCAGTATCTCCAGTATCTCCTGTACTACCTCGGATACCTTGAGGACCATCCACGCCTTGTGAACCTGTTGGTCCAACCTCACCTGTTAAACCTTGGATACCTCTGGGTCCTTGCGAACCTGTTGGTCCAAGAGGGCCATCGTTACCGCTAGGTCCAACTCCTCCTTGCTCACCTTGGACTCCTTGAAGTCCTTGTGGTCCACTTGGTCCCACACCTCCTGTCGGTCCAAGCGCACCTGTAGCACCTGTAGCACCTGTAGGACCCTCAGCTATATAAATCTTGAGGAGTCCTGATGTGGGGTCATACTCAGAGTGAGGGCTAGGTGACCCTATAGGGGCAGCCCCAATGTTATCTACTTGCGTAGTTAGGTTGTACAGTTGGTCATGCCTGTCCACTACTTCAGCGTGTTTGGTAACTACCTCAGTAAGAAAATCCCCATGTTGCTCCATATTCACAGCATCTAAGGGGTCTACGCCTGCTTTAAGATTCTTAATTCGCCTATTTTTACCGTCTAGCGCACCATCAAAACTTGTGGCAATACTCTCGTCTGCCCTGTCGTTAGCCTCTTGGGAAAGATTGAATACTTGGTCAAATGCCGTATCCAAATCCTTCTCTGTAAGCAATGCCCCTGCTGTAAAATCAACTGCCTTTACCTCACTATCCGTTCTTCTCTGGATTCTCAAGACACTCCCCACAGTTGGGGGTAATGTTAATTGCACAACAGAAGATTCTGAATCCAAGGTGTAGTCCACCAGAACATCGAACCGCACCCCATCCATGAAGACCTGTATGTCTGAATCA